GTTAGTGGAAATGTAACTGCCGCATCAGTAGTTGGTGGTGTGATGACTGGTAGTTCACTAAGTGTAACTGGAACTACAACTGCCGCATCAGTAGTAGGAGGAGTAATTACTGGCTCATCAACTAGTGTAACTGGAACTACAACTGCCGCATCAGTAGTTGGTGGAGTGATGACCGGTAGCTCATTAAGCGTAAGTGGTGCGGTAAATGGCAGTAGTTTTGTAGGTACAGTATCTACTAATAGTATTATTAATAGTGGAACAAGTGCTACTGGTAATATTGGATCTACATCAACTCCATTTAATACTGTATTTGCTAAAGCTACAAGTGCTCAATATGCTGATTTGGCCGAAATGTATAAATCAGAGGTTCAACTATTTCCAGGACAGGTAGTAGAATTTAATGGAGCAGAAGAGATTTGCCAAACAACAGAAAGTCATAGCACTCGTGTTGCTGGAATAGTATCAACTGATCCTGCGTACTTGATGAATAGTACGTTAGATGGTGAATTTGTATCGGCAATTGCGTTAACAGGGCGTGTGCCCTGTCAAGTAGTAGGAACTATTAATAAAGGTGATCGATTAGTATCAAGTGATATCCAAGGCGTAGCTACAATTTTAGATATGACAAAATATCAACCAGGTTGCATCATTGGTAAGGCCCTGAAAAATTACAATTCTAATATACCGGGAATAATAGAAGTAGCAGTTGGCAGGATGTAATGGAAGCTAGATATCGAGAAGATTACCCTGGTGAGTTTGTTATATTAGAGTCCAAATGGAGCCAAGGTAAAAAAACAGAAAAAAGAGAATGGATTGAAAATCCTATTCAGAATCAGCACTTGTCTGGTAGAGCTGCATGTATAAGTAGCAATGTTGACTTTGATATATTTAATTTCAGAATACTTGAAAGTCACCGAGGAGGCCTGCTCGGCAGTAAAAAATTACAAACTTATGGAACTGCTAAAGTTGCTCACACAATGCGACTTGATTTTTCAGTAGATACAAATTATTCAAACTTAACACCATTACTAGATAATAGATATGTAGAAAATAATATTGTATATACTACTGCCAAAAATTGTATTCGAAATCCCGGCGAATTTTATTTAATACCTTTAATACCACAACTATCGCCAGAAGCATTGCCTTTATATTTGGCATCATTTGACGGCCACCAGGAAATTTATATGTTAGGATATACTAATGAAACTGAAGGCAGCACATCAAACTGGATACAAGATGTAACGTCGGTAATTAAAGCATATAGTGGTACTACATTTATAATAGTAGGCAATGAAAAAAATATGCCTGAGGAATGGTTAGCTTGTCCAAACACACAAAATTTTACTTATAGACATTTTATCAGTTATTGTGATGTATAAATTGTTGTTGAATTGTAAAAATTTTATTACGTATAGCATCAAAATTCACAGTACTCCATAATCCAGGATGCATAGGTCTTGGATTTGTCCCGCTATCAATCCAAGCATATCCAAAATGTTCTTCATTTAATACTGGCTTAAATTCGTCATTCACTATACAAAAAAATGTATTGTAACAAAATTTATTATCACTACTGGTAAATTTTTCAAGAGGAACTATTTTTATATAGTTAGGCATAAATCCCATTTCTTCGATACATTCTCTAGTAATAGTTGCCATTAATGTCTCACCTGACTCAACTTTGCCACCAGGTAATCCCCAACATTCATTATGTTTGCTATCATTTCTTAACAAATACAAATATCTATTAGTTGATTGTGAATAAAACCAAACTCCCACAGCATCAACAATATTTTTTAATTCTTTCATAACAATATTTACTGTCATAAAAATATATTAAATGATAATAGACCACAGTCCTCCTGGATAAAGTCCTTGATATGATTTAACCCACATTTCACCATTCCATCGATATTGTATTTCTGTAGTCATATTAGTAACATATTGCGTATCACCTAAACTAGCTTGCCCGTTAAACGAAATAATCCATTGTGATCCGTTATATTCAATTATATCGTTAGGATAGGCTATTACTATTTGCCCCGAAGTGCCGGTCCACGCAACAGAAGCTCCGACAGGCTCAGTTAGTAAATATCTTTGACCAAGTGCTGCCAACGGTAATCCATAGCCTGGTCCACTTAATTGAGGATTAATAACAGCATTTATTGGGGGTAAAGTATTGGGCGGGGTTGATTCTTCAATAATTGTAAACAATAAAAATTGATCATTAGTTGGGTCAAAAGCAATAGTACCATATACTTGGGTACCGTCTTGTTGTGTTAACGCAATTAAACTTATTCCCGGTCTCAGCGTACCGTACATATTAATAATTGGTGTCCATGTCAAATTACTTTTATTAACAGTATCAGGTGGTGCTAAGGCATAATTAGGTTCATCAACTACCGCACTTTGGGCTAATATTTGAAGTTTGTTTCCAATAAGAACTACTTGATAACGATAAGGTGTGATATATTGTCGTGTCCCTAACAATAAATCATTATTAGATATAGCATTAACTAAATCACCACTGCCGTCGTATATACTAGCAATAATAGTTTCTACGACCCCAAGTTTTTTAACTTTAGCAGGTAATGATAACCAAATAGGTAACGCAAATTTTAAAGTACTAATATCAATAGGATCTTCTGTTCCCTGTGGTATTTGTCTACTTGACCACCCGGTACTTACTAATTCAACAATACTTAAACTGGTCCAATCTAAGAAATTATCTGTAGATTGTATTTCTAAGCTAGGATTAAACAAAGGTAATATTTGTTCTAATATTTGCATTTTTTGATTTGTATTGCTAGTCCAAATATCTAAATTAATTGATAATTTATATGGGGCTGGCATGTAACGTTCAATATTAAAAGCATTGCCTTGTGTTGTTTCAAAAGTATTTGTAGTAGAATCATATTGGCGTTGACGTATAGCTTTATTATCAACATAAGTTGGATTTTGCATACGGGGTCTATCAAAATCTAGCCCAGTAATATAAAAAGTCATCAGTGGAGTAGACGGCATATTACTAGCAGAGTTATCTTGCATAATTGTTTGAGCCTGGCGACTAGCATCTCCATATCTTACTGGCACACGATATAAGGTATCACCAGTATTAGGCGCGCCGGCCTCATTTCTCCCAAATTCTACCTGAAATCCTGAAAACATTCGGGCTATTTGTATAAGATATCGTCTTATTTGTTCGTCGAAAAAATATTGTTGCACTTTAATGTCCTAATGGTGGTGGATTAGGCGGTAGATTACCACCTTCGTTTCCGTTATCGGCTTGTGGTTTAAGTAATTGAGACAGACTTTGTCGACTTGGTATATTGCCCTGATCTGTAGTTGATACTGTATATGGGTTATTAACAAAACTTGAACGTTGAGTAGTATTTGATAATCCCCAGTCTAAAGGAGTACGCACATCATCGCTTATTGCCACCCAAGTTGCCCCACTAAATCTAAATAACCGATTTGGAAAATAATCTAATCTCAAACAATAATCTCCAGTCGAAGGACCAGGTGGAAAACTTACACCTGGTGTAACTGGTAATCCATTTGGTGCCATGTTATCACCTGTGAGATATCCCATAGTATATCCAAAAGAAGTAGGCGAATTGCCTTCCCCAGGTTGTGATCCGTCGACTAACGGTGCTGTTTGATCTGCAAATAATCCTTCGCCTGCCGGCTCTCCTAATGGTGTAGTAGGTAATATATAAAAAGATACATTATCGTAACCGCTTAATGGTACATCTACATTAGCTTGTACTACTAACGCATCGTTGATAGAAAGATCAATATTGCGTGTTGAGTTAACATCGCCCATTGTAGTTGGTTTTTCTATTAACGCCCAATAATTTGGATCATTAATATCTGTTCCGGGCGGAACATTCTTAGTGGCTTCATAATATTTTCCACCATTATCAACGACCATGCCAGAAGGATAAAAGTTTCCATTATCCCAAACATTGTCCGGCATCAATGGTTGATTAATAATTTGTTGGTATTCTTGAGCATTAACCATCGGGGTGGCTTTAATGCGCCACAAATGTGGTAACCATGTCTGACTAAATCCTTCTGCGGCAAAACTAGCATCTTGAATAACATAATACTTGGGTAATGCTCTAATAATATTTGTGTTTAACGGATTATAATCTTTTAAATTAGGCAACTCAAGTACATCACCCGACATTAATTTACGACCAAAAGTGTCAATCATGTCATTATAATGAAAAGTAATAAACAAAGTATCATTGTTTAAAAATAAACCAAATTGTGTTAAATCAAAATCAATGTCACTGTGTGTATAAACACCACGCATGATATAAATGTTGGGATCGTAAGCACGATCACGATTTTCTAATAATAATAAATCTTCGATAAACATAGGATTTTGACTAGTATAAACTGGTAAAGTAGCATCAGCATTTCCAGGGTTGGTACTAGTATCAACAATTGGTCCCATATATTTGTGGACATACATGTCAAGACCGCCGACGGTATATCTTTCTGATATTATACGGTCTAAAAATTGATAATCATTCGTTCGATTAGGTCTATAAAGGCTTAGGCGTGGCATAGTCTAGTATTTAGTTATAAATAGGTTGACGGTAAATACCAAAGGACATATAATTATACTATGTTAGAAGAATTAACTGAACGAATAACTCGCGCCGAAACGCAAATTTTGACGATAAAAAATAAACGATTTCGTCGCGATTTACTCAAAATGTTAAAAACTATAGATTTGGCATTCACGGAAGTAGACATAGAATCAGTAGAGTGTCGCCGTATCAAAAAAACTACTACGAAATTTGTAGAAAACCAACAAAAAGTGAGTGATTTATTGGACAATTTAGAACACCACATTACTTTTGCGCATCTAATTGGTTGACTTTTTATCAATTTTAACTTACAATAGAACTATGATTAAAAAACAAAACACCATTAAACGACTAATTCCAAAAAGTTCTGATACTAAATTTTTAGGATCAGAACCAGAATGGGACACCCAGCCTGAAGAAAATCGTAGAATTTCTGCAATGGCTAATGCTTTTAATTGGTATAATTATCATTACGGTAAAAAAGATGCCAAAGATATGATAGTTCATTATTTAGAATTTAATGATAGAACTAAAGATGCAAAAACAATTTGCGGAATTCCTGATAGTCAAGTTCGGGTAACTATTGGTTGGGTATGCCGTATGAGTTTAATGGGCTTAATCCTTAATGACCATGAAAAATCTATTGTCAATGATGAAATTAATGTACTATTAAAAGTAAAACAAGAAATTAAACATGTTGTCACAGAAGGTGAACAAGCACAAGCAAAATTAACAATTCAAGATCACTTGCGAGAAAAAGTATCTGAATGTGCTGGTGAACTTGAAGGTATGTATGATGATTTTATTGTAGCAGGCACTAAAACTACCGCAGATTTTAAACCATTATCTTTAATGCGTGGAATGAATATTGCTCCGCAAATGATTGGCAAAATTAAAACTGTTTGGGAATTGCGTCTAACAGAACTTCAAGAAGTTTTATCTGGAAAAGATTCTTTACTAGTCGAAGGGTATTCGCATTTAACAAAACCACAACTTAAAAATTGTGTAAAATTTTGTGAAACTGTAATTAACGATTGTCATTCTTATGTACAAGTTAAAAAAGTTGAGCGTAAACCAAGAGCTAAAAAAGCAGTTAGTCCTGAAAAAACATCGGCAAACTTTAAATATCTTAAAGAATTTGCTGATCTTAAACTTAAATCTGAATCTCCGGCTAAACTTGTCGGAGCAAGTGAAGCATGGTTATATGATACTGTACGTCGTAAACTAATCCATGTAATAGCAGATGTCCATGCTCAGTCTTTTACAGTTAAAGGGTCTTCAATTATTGCCTTTGACAAAAATACGTCTGTACAAAAAACATTACGTAAACCGGCAGAGCAATTAAAAGCTATCATGTCAGTTGGAAAACCTGCGGCACGAAAAGAATTTTCTGCTATTAAAGCTACTGAAACAGCATTTAATGGTCGCGGAAATCCTAATATAATCATTCTTAAAGCGTGGTAATAGTGCTAAATATAAGGACAGGGAGTCCTTATGGCATTAGAATCGCAATCTACACTTGAAACATTAAAACAAAATCTTATTGAATATGTACGGCTACAATTAGCTGATCAAATAGTCGATATTGAATTAGATGCTGAACACTTTGAGTCTGCCTATCGAAATGCTATAGGTACTTACAGACAAAGAGCACAAAACGCCTATGAAGAAAGTTACATCTTCATGGAGTTAATAGCAAATGTTAATATCTACGATTTGCCACAAGAAATTATTCAAGTGCGCCAAATTTTTCGAAGAAGTTTTGGGGATTCGACAGGCCCTTATGCCAGTAATTTTGATCCATTCAGCCAGGCCTCGCTTAATGTTTACTTAATGAATTTTAACGTAGCAGGTGGGTTAGCAACATATGACTTTTATAGTCAATATGTTGAATTAGCAGGACGTATGTTCGGAGCATACATGAACTATACTTGGAATCCAGTGACTAAAAAATTACAACTAATACGCGATCCAAAAGGTACTGGTGAAAATGTTTTACTTTGGACTTATAATTTAAAACCTGAAGTTAATTTATTATCAGATTTTCAAATTAAACAATGGATACGCAATTATATGCATGCCAATTGTAAGTATATTATTGGTGAAGCTCGTGAAAAATTTGGTAGTATATCTGGCCCACAAGGGCCTACTACGCTAAATGGTACGGCTATGAAAGCAGAAGGTGCCGCGGCAATGGCACTTTGTTTGGAAGATTTGAAAAATTACGTTGACGGCAGTCAACCGCTCACATGGGTCATAGGCTGATTGGATAAATTGAGATTGTCTTGGATTATAGGTTAAAATATATTTGTAATTTAATTTAAATTCTGCTATAATAGTAGTATGAGTTCATTAATGATTGACATTGAGGGGTTAGCTACTACGCACAATGCCCTTATTTTAACTATTGCCGCACAAAGTTTTGATCCTTTCGGTACTGGCTATATAGATCGGCAATACTATGCTCGCATAACACTTGAAAGCCAGGAAGATCGTGAAATTAATGATGAAACTGTAAAATGGTGGTCCTCGCAAGGTGCTGCACAAGAAGAAGCATTCAATGAAAACGATCGTATTCCTTTAAATGACGCACTTGATGGTTTGTATAAAATAGCATGGCAACATGATTTAATTTGGGCACAAGGCCCAACGTATGATATTAATATATTAGAGCACGCCTATCGTAGCCGTGGCAAAAAACAACCTTGGCAATATTATAAAATACGAGATAATCGCACAGTACTGGCCCTTTGGCCTGACCATCCTAAACCTCCAACAAGTCATCATGCTTTAGAAGATTGTAGACGTCAAATTGATATACTTCAAGCTACACTACAGCATTTAAATATAAAGTCAATGAAATGATAGTAATAAACATTGACGATAAATTAGATGACACTAATAGTGTCGGGCAATTAATAAGACGATGTTTTCCGCCCCCAAATGGGGGGATGCCCGAGCTTTTAACAAAAGATGTACAGCATAAAATTGAAATTGAAAAAATTAAATACATTATTAACTTAATAGGAAGTCCAAGACATTATATTCGAGTATTTGATCTTGATAAATCTAACAAGTTGATAGGATTTGGTATTTTGAGCGAATCAACTTTACAATATTTTTATGATTTGACTTGGGTATGTATTGATACTGATTATCAAGGGCAAGGCATTGGAAAACAATTAGTTAATAAAGCAATTGAATTTAGTCAAGAAAAAAATAGAGATCTAGTAATAACAACAGAACAAACTAAATTTTATTCTGATTTAGGATTTAAAATTTGTAACGAGTATAGACCAGGTTGGTTTTTAATGTCAACAACATCAGCAGGAGTTAAAATATGATTATTGGGATATCTGGACTTATTGGTAGTGGAAAAGATACCATAGCTGACTATTTACAAAATATACATCAATTTCGTAGAGAATCTTTTGCCAATAGTTTAAAAGATTCAGTATCTATGATATTTGGATGGGATAGAGATATGCTCGAAGGACGTACTCGAGAAAGTAGAGAATGGCGAGAACAACAAGATGATTGGTGGTCTACTCGTTTAAATAGAGTAATTACGCCACGCTGGGTATTACAATACTGGGGAACTGAAGTATGTCGAAATGGGTTTCACGATGATATTTGGATTTCCTCATTAGAGAATAAATTACGTAAAACTCATGACGATATAGTAATTTCTGACGTACGATTTCCTAATGAAATTAAAGCTATTAAAAATGCCGGGGGTACTGTAATTCGTGTTGTCAGAGGAGCTGAACCCGAATGGTTTGATTGGGCAATTAGTGTCAACAGAGGACCTGACGGCAATACTAATTGGGCGTTGAGTAAAAATAAATTAGAAAAAGCCAAAATTCATAGCAGTGAAACTGCTTGGGCAGGAACTAATTTTGATAAAATTATAGATAATAATGCCGACGGATTAGATAATCTTTATCTTCAAATTAATGATCTGGTTCGAGATCTCCGATTTTCCAAGATAAATCAGCCTTAGATACTTCTATGACACAATTTTGGCAAATAGTTTTTAAATTTTTAATATTACTATTGTTTAAATTTCCGTCTATATGAAAAACTAAAAGTTGAGCTGAATATCTACATTTAAACCCGCACCTATCACATGCGGGTTTTTTCTTGTATCCTGCTTTTGCCCATCTTGGGTCTGACGGCTTAATTTTTCGATTTTTTTTCAAACAAGTATCACATCTGCTCCGATAATGTATTTTATCATCTCGATAATAATTTATTGAACAAAATCGTTGCTCGCAAGCTTGACAAATAGGTCTATTTGAAGATTTCATATTGTATTTACATTAAAAACCTTTATCAAAGGGATTCAATAACGATACTTTTTTAACATATAGACTAAATATTATTATTATTAAAAAGGATTAAACCATGTCTGGCACATTAGTATCTCCTGGCGTACAAGTCACAGTAGTTGATCAAAGTAACTACCTTCCTGCCGCTACCAATTCAGTTCCGTTAGTGGTTTTGGCCACAGCATCAAATAAAATTTCCGGCGACGGCACAGGTATTGCTCCTGGCACATTAGCGGTAAATGCGAATAAATTATTTTTAGCAACTAGTCAACGGTCATTATCTGCTCAATACGGAGTACCATTCTTTTATAAAACAACTAACGGTACACCTATTAACGGATACGAACTTAATGAATACGGGCTATTAGCAGCCTACTCAGCATTGGGTGTTACTAATCAGTGTTATGTATTACGTGCTGATATTGATCTTTCCGCTCTTACTGCTAGTTTAAACCGACCAGTTGGAACTCCGTCTGCTGGCAGTTTTTGGTTAGATACTACTAATACTACATGGGGTATTTTCCAGTGGAATCAAACTACTGGTCAATTTACAAATCAAAATACGTCAACTATTACAGATACAGCGTATGTTTCTGGTTCTATACCATTACAAACTTATGGCAGTATTGGCGAGTATGCTGTTGTTGCAACTAATGTTAACAATCCCGTTTATTTTAAACGCGGCGGACCAACAAGTACACAAACTACTGATTCATATTTGTCTTCGTTGTACAATACCTGGGTACAAGTAGGTAGTAGCGCATGGCAAACTGCTTGGGCTACTATACAAGGAACTACTACTCCTACTACTGTAACAGCTACACAATCGCTTACTATCAATGGAATTTCTATTGTAGTTCCGGGTGCCCCAAATAATACTGTAACTGGTATAGCAAATGCTATTTATTCAGCAAGTATTACAGGTGTATATGCTGCCAATATTGGTGGTGCATTAAACTTATATTGTGATAATACTGCTGGCTCTGAATTATCTGTTACGGGAGCAAGCGGCACTGGATCTACTGTAACATTGACTTTTGCCACACAAGGAAGTGCCCCGTTCCCAGTGGGCGGTACAATTAATGTTTCCAACATTAATCCATCAGCTTATAACGGTACATTTACTGTAACTGCTTGTACAACAACTAGTGTTAGCTATGCCAGCACAGCTACAGCATCTTATGTCAGTGGCGGTACTGTAAATTTAGAAACTGGATCTATTACAGTTGCTAACGGAACTGGCACACCATTGACTACTTTAGGCATTACAGCTGGTACTTATTATGCTCCGTCATATCAAGCAAGCCCAAGTTATACAGTTCCACAATGGAATACATTTAGTAATCAACCAGCACCAACTGGTTCTGTATGGCAACAAACATCTAATGTTAACCAAGGTGTTAATGTAGTTATTAAAAGCTATAGCGCAACACTAGGAGCATTTATTGCTCAAAGTTGTCCTGTGTACTCTAGCGATGCGACTGCAATTTATGCTTTAGATCCATCGGGTGGCGGAAAAAATATTGCGGCAACTACTACGTATGCTCAAAGTATTCCTTTCAATAATAATTTAGCTGGTTTACTAATTTTAGAAAGATATGCCAGTGGTTCTACCGTCGTAACTGGTGACACCACGTCTCCGACATTTACAAGTGGTAATACATTTACAATTAGTGCTACACAACCAGGTACAGCAACTTTAACAACAGCAACGGCCACACTAAGTGGAACAAGTGTCAGCGCATTTATTGCGGCTGTTAGTGCTGCCGGTGTTCCTTATGTTAGTGCTACAGTTTCTAGTACAGGTGCTATAGTGTTTACACATAGCCTTGGCGGTGACATTATTCTTACTAACGGCACTGGAACCCCAGTTACAACAGCTGGATTCAGCACTAGCACTTTCTTAGTAAGACAAAATTATGTTAACGGGGCCGCTACCGGGTTAATTCTATCTAACTGGATAGGAACCCCAACTTTTAGTTATACCGCTGCAAATTCTGCCCCATACCTAGATCCAACTACTGGTACGTATTGGTACTACAGCGATCCTACACAAGCAGATATTTTAATTTCCAATAACGGGGCATGGTACGGTTATCAAAATGTTATGCAAGATGCTCGTGGGTATGATTTAACTACATGTAATGCAACTGGTCCTATAGTTAGTGCCACTGCTCCGACAACACAAACTGACATAGCAATGAGCCCATTGGTATATGGTGATTTATGGGTTGATACTAGTGATTTAGAAAATTATCCAATGTTATATCGTTGGCAAAATGTTAGCGGTGTAGATCAATGGGTAGAAATTAGTAATACTGATTCTACAACATCTAATGGAATTATTTTCCAAGATGCTCGTTGGGCACCAAACGGTACAACCGATCCGGTAAACGATCCATTGCCAACTATTCAAAGTTTGCTAACAAGTAATTACTTAGATCCTGACGCTCCTAACGCAGAGTTATATCCAAATGGTATATTGTTATGGAATACACGTCGTTCAGGATATAATGTTAAATCTTTTGAAGTAAATGCCTGGAATAATCAAGCATGGCCAACTTATAACTGGTCTTCAAACACAACATATAATATTGGACAATACGTACAATATAATAGTGTAGTCTATGCTAGTATTACTGCCGATAACTATGGAAATCAGCCCGATATAAGTTCCGCAGATTGGGCAGAGCAAGAGTATAAAAATACATGGAATAGTGCTACCGGGTTAAAAGCAAACGGAAGTCCTTACATGGGTCGACAATCACAACGAGAACTTATTGTGGCAGCGTTGAAATCAGCAATTGATACTAACACAAGTATACGCGAAGAACAAAATGTTTACAATTTGATTGCAACACCTTCTTATCCAGAGTTAGCCCCTAACATGGCTGAATTGAATAATGAGATCGGAGATGTAGCATTTACTGTAGTTGACA